TCTGGCCCCGCAACTGTTCAAAGCAACTCTCCCGCAGCGTCCGCGCCACCTTCCGGCACACCAGCCAGCGGTGCCCCGGCTCGCTGGTGACGCGCTCCAGGACCTTTCGCCCGGCAAAGATGCTCTTGCCGCTGCCGCCGCCGCCTTTCAGTACCAGGTATCGGTGCTCGTCGAAAAACAGCGGCAGGAAGGCGGTGTTGTTGGTCTCCCGGATCTGTTTCCACCACAGGGCCGTGTTCAGCAGCCGGTCAAGTTTCTCCTGTTTCATCCGGCGCCGCCCCTTCCTGGTAGAACTCCTGGGCCAGTTCCCGCAGCAGCGCCTCCCGCTCGGCCATGGGTACCGCCGCCGCTGTCAGCGCCCGGCTGGCCTGCGGTCCGAAGTCCACCTCCCGCCGCTCGGTGTAGCCGTAGTTGTTCTGCAGGGAGAAGATGATGCCCTTCACGTCCTTGCGGGTCAGCAACTGCTGCTCCAGGTACTCGCGCATGCGCCCCCGCGTGCGCGTTGTCGTGTCGGAAAACTCCGGGTGCAGGCTTTCGTCGCAGTATTCCGCCCAGGTGCTGCGGTGGATCTCCAGGGCCTCGCACAGTCCGCCCACGGTAGGGGGGACCAGGTACTCGGTGATCTTCACCTGCTCCCCGCGCTTGTTGATAACAGGCACATTCTCGAAAATTTTGTGTCCGCTGCTGTCCTTCCTGCCGGTGTCCACCTTCTCGGTCAGCCCCACCTCGCGGGTGATGCCGTCGAAGTAGTCCTCCACCGCCTTCCGCAGCGTCCGCTCTGTGTATTTTTTGGGCCTTCCCATGCCGCAGCCCCTCCTTCCTGGCCGCTTTTCCCCGTTTTCTGCCTTTACTGTACCGCAAACAGCGCGTCACGAACCGTCAACTTTTCCACAGGTGCAAAAAAGCAGGCCTCCCGGCCCGCTCGCTGCACGACGTCCGCCCCCCTGGCCGCAGCGGCAAGGAGGGTCAATGGGGTTATTCGGTTTTTCCGCCCGGCGGTGGCCGGTGCCGTTTTTCCTCCGGCAGCACATAGCGGATGTACTGGGGCCTGCCCGGCTTGTACTCGTTTCGGTGCAGCAGTTTCGCCCCGCGGGGTACCCGCAGTTCCGCGTCTGTCAGCGCCACCCGGTCCTTTGGCTGGGGGCGCACCAGGTTCCGGCTGCTCACATACTTTTTCGCGTCCGGTACCCGCCGCACCTGCCGGATCAGGTAGGCCGCTATGGGAGTGTAGTCCTCCTGGGCGGACAGGGGGGACCAGTCCACGCCGCCCATACCGGCCCACTTCTCCGCAAATGCCTCCTTGGCCTCCGCCGGCACGACCAGGTGATGATGCACCCGCACCGTCTCCCCAGTGTCCCCGTCCATGTCGGAGGTGACGGCCACATAGCGCAGGGCAATCCCCGCCTTGGCCAGTTCCCGTTTCACCCTGCGCAGGACAAGGCGCAGTTCATGCTCCGCCGCAAGGCGCAGATTGTCCATCCGCTCCTCCTCGCTGCCGTCCATGTTCAGTCCCTGCTCCCTGGCCCAGGACAGGATCCGCTCCAGTCCCTCCTCGGAGTAGTCCAGCCCCAGGAGGAGATCCCCCTGGCGGAAATTCGCGTTCAGCAGCCGGGCCATGCTCTTCTCTGCGCTCTGCTCGTTCTGCTCCTGCTTTTTGATCTCCTGCTTTTCCCGCCGCCCGGATTTGGAGGGGCGTTCGCCGGGTACCCAAAACTTTGTTTTTTCACCCACGGCGCCCGCCTCATAGGTCCGCACCACCCAGTACCCCTTCACGCTGCCCCTCCTCTCTTTCTTTTTCCGTTCTATTGCTGAAAACTTAGGCCCTTACCAAGCCCGAAAATTCGCGCGCGCGCGAATTATAATAAGTATAGGGTCAGGTACCGGAAAGCCTTTTCGTCTGATCGTCTACGCATTTCCCCTCGTTGGTGCCGTGATCGGCAGTGACGGTTCCCATATTTTGGTTGTCCGCCACTTCGGCGGGCCTCAATGGGCCGTATACCGCGGCCAGGGCGTTTGTGGCTTTTTGATGTGACTTAAACCGGCTCGTCTGGCACTCTCCTCACGGCGCCGCCCTGGGGCAGCGCCGTGGAGAGGGGGTCAGAAGGTCCCAGGCTCACCGGAATTGCACCGGAGCACCGGCGCCGTGTAGCAGACGGTGCCGGCGAGATCCTTACCTGGGCGTGATCTTATATTTTACAGGAGGAGAAAGGGCGGGCCGCCGGGTGTTGCCCGGCATGGCCCGCATATTCAGATCTCCCGCGGGAAGTGTTCGTAGTACCGCCGCACCACCCGCTCCAGGGTGGAGCGGGAAAGGTGGTGCTGCATGCAAACGCTCGCCGCCCCTGCATCCGTCGTCACGAACTGAAACAGGGCCTGGTAGTATTCTCCGCCGCACTCCAGGCACAGGTTGACGATCTCCTGCTGCGCCCGCGGCGGCAGTTCCTCATACAGGCGCGATGTGAAATAGATGTACCCCTGTCGGTCGTAACTCACCGGCACGGACCGCTTGAACCGAAACATGCTCGCACCCCCTTTCCCTGGCGGCTCGGCTCACTGCTCCGCGGTGATCTTCTTGGGCGCCCTGCTGCGTCCCATCCTGTGTTTCCCGGCCCTGGCAAAGAACGGGATCGGCATGCCCCGTCCCTTGATGGGAGAAAACTTCTGCATCTGCTGTACGCAGAAACGGTGCGCCGGCTCGCTCCGGTGGGACCGTTTCCTGTGGTTTTTTGCACTTGACATGTGGAAAACTCCTTACTTTTTCTTTTTTCTTCCTGCCCTGGTGCCCTTCGGCGCCTGTTCAGTCTTTTCCGCCCGCTTGGCCCCGGCCGCTGCCGCCCGCCGCGCGGTCCACTTCTCAATGATCTCCTGCCGCTCCCGTGCCGTGGTGCCGGACATCAGTTGCCCGTAGGAGATCCCCCTGGCCCTGGCCTCCGCGGCCAGCGCATCCAGGTCCCCCATTCCTCGTCCGCTCAATGGCTCCTCTCGCCTCCTTTCGGATCCGCGCTTGTTTCCTCCGCCTTTCCCACTCCAGCAGAAGGCCATACCGCCGGCCTGCGTCCTCCAGCAGCGAGATCTCCATGGCCAGCAGATCCTCCTGTCTCCTCATGCGCCGTCCTCCTGCTCAAGTTCTTCCAGGTACCGGCGCAGATTGGCCCGCACCAGCCCGTCTGTCACGTCCGCCTGGATGTTGGACGCCGCCGCCTGCTTGTCCTGCAGGTTCATGTTGTAGTAGCCGGTCAGCACGTCGGCGCCTTCCTCGTCCGGCTCCTCCAGCATCACCACAACAGCCAGGCCCCGGACCTTTTGGTGGGAGATGATCTGCAGCGTCTCCGTCACAAAGGAGATGTAGTCCTCAAACGGCTTGTCCGAAAGAATAGTAAAGTTTGCCACGGCTACACCTCCCGGATCTCAATGCCCAACTTCTCCCGCAGCAGTTTCTTCTTGATCTCGTATACGCGGGTCTTTGTGGCCCGGCTCTTGACGTCCTCCACCACCCGCAGCCAGTGGATCTCCCCGTTGCAGTCCGGCTCTGTCGCCCGCTCGTAGGAGAAGTCCGCCTGGTACCGGATCGCCCGGACGCGCTGCCCCTCCGGCGTCGTGTAGGCCTCCTGGATGGTGAACTGGGGCTGCAGTTTCAGGTCCCGGATCTGCCCCGCCCGCAGCATGGCCATCAACTCGTCGTAGCGCCTGGCCTCCTTCTTACTGTCAAAGTCCACCTTGCCCCCGTCCTCCAGCGTTCGCTGGGTCCGTACATTGTGGTACTTCTCACCCCCGCCCGCCCAGGGTGGCGGGGCAGGGGAGGGTGGCGTCGCCTTTGGCTGCCGCTGCTGCGCCATCTTCCGCTGCGCCTGGGCCTGCGCCCAGGGCGGCAGATCTTCAATCCGAACCGCCATGTCCGCCCCTCCGCAGTTCCTCCGGCAGTTCCTGTATCAGTCCCTCGCCCCAAACCCCGGCCAGGTTTCCCTTCATAAACAGGGGCACGCCCTCCTCGCGGCAGGCATCCAGCAGATCCTCCACCCACTTCCGCTCCGGCGTTACTTTTTCCTTCCGGTTCCCGGTTTCCGCTCCGACGATCACCCAGTCCGTCAGCAGCCCTTCCTCGCCCGGATGCAGCGGCCCGGTCATAGGTTCCACGCTTACAAAGGTCTTGTGGTGTTCGGAGAAGAAGTAGGGCTGTCCCTCCTCCGTGGCCGTCGTTCCGTACCAGAAGTTGTCCCGGCGGGGGAGAAGGGCTATCTTGTCCAGTTCCAGGTACCGCTGCGGGTTCTTGGTCAGGAACAGGTAGTTGTGCTGCGGCGCCGCCAGGCATGCGTCCAGCACCTCCACGATCCAGCGGGTGGGCACCCATGCTCCAAACAGATCCGCCATGGATCCGACAAAGATGTTCCGCGGCTGCTGCTTTCTGGCCGGCTGCCCCAGGCGGTATCTGTGGAACGTCGGCGTAAACCCGAACGGGTAGGGGGCGTTGACTGCCTTTCCGTTCTTCTGAACCACCAGCAGCGGCCCCTCCAGTTCCGGCGGATCCTTAAAAAAGTTGGCCAGTGTTTTCTTCCCGCCCTTGGTCCATCCCCCGTATCGGGTGGCGATCTGCCTGGCATAGCAGTATGGGCATCCGTGCCGGCAGCCCGTCACCGGGTTCCATGACATGTCCGCCCAGTCGATTTTCGTGTTGTCCATGGTGTTCTCCTCTCTATTCCTGCGGCACATATTTCCGCAGGTTCTTGTGCCAGCGGGAGCGCATCTCCGCCCCGCACCGGACGCACCTGCAGGCGGCGTCCGCGTCCGTCAGGTTCGTTTTGTAGTTCCACTTGGTCCCGCACTCCGGGCACTCGAACAGCGCCTGCGCCAGCATCCGCAGCGGCGTCACATGTCCGCACTCCCGGCAGGTGCTCTCTGTGGTTTCGCCCCTGGCATTGTAGGCATAGATCTTCCCGCAGTTCTGGCACTTCACCAGCAGGAACCCCCGGTAGCCCTCCTCGACCTCTTCCTTTTTGTTTTCCGGGGCGGGGGCGGCCGGCTCCGGCGGGGCCTTTTCTTCAATCCCCCCCCCCGCCGTTTTCGGCGGCTCCAGATGCCGCTTTACGCTGCGCAGAATGGCGCGGACCAGTTTCTCGTCGTCCGGCAGTTCGATCTGCCGCTCCGTCTCCCAGCCGGCCTCTCCACTCTTTATGTAGATCAGCATGGTTATACCTCATTTCCCCAGGCGTCCCAGCCTGGCACACGTTCTCTTGCGAACAGTTCAATCCTCGGCACATCCCCCAGCAGACGGACGATCCGCTCCCGGACTTCCGCCGGCTTTCGGCTGTGCCGTTCCACCGGCGCCTCTATAACCTGCTGGACGCCGTGGCTCTTTACTACCTGCCGGGCCTTGGTCCCCGGCGTAGTCCCCAGGAGGCACACCTCCGCATTCGCCCTGGTGTAGGCGCCCATACCCCAGAAGTTTCCGCCGTTCTTGCGGTTCTTCTTGATCCACACAAAGGCGGCCGTCCGGTATTCAAATCCCCAGGCCTCCATGACGCGCAGCGCCTCCCGGATGTTCGGGAAGGTCGCCCAGAGAAGGCAGACAGCATACCCCCCCCGCACATATTTTTCACCGGAAGGGCGCAGATCTCCTCCGTTGTCATGGTGTCGTAGTGGGCCGACGCAGCGCCGCGTTTCCCCCTTGGCCCACCTTTCTGCCTGTAACTCCAGGGCGGGTCCGCGTAGATGATGTTGTACGTTTTGTCCGGGAAGTTCGTCTCGTCCACGTTACCTCACCGCCCCCATGGCCCGCAGAGCGGCCTCCTGCTGCTCGGTGAGGTCCGAAAAATCCTCTCCCGCCGTTCCCACGATCAGGATCGGCCCCACAAAGGAGACACCGCAGATGGTGGTGTTGTAGGGCATCCCTTTGATCCGCCCCTCCTCGTTGCACAGGACGCAGGCATCCGCCCATAGCGTGACAGCCTCCAGGTGGCCGCCCACCGCCTTTTGCAGCGGCTCCAGTTCGTTCTGGATCTCCGTGACCGTCCATCCTTCTCCCGGCCTTTTTATGAGAGATCTCACTTTTTCTCCTCCTCTTTTTTCAGTTCCGCCCTGGCCTTCGATAGCAGCCAGGACCGGATGCACTTTTCGCAGGTGCTCTCGCAGACATATACCCTGTGGCACTTCATTGGGGTATCGTAGCGGCACAGTCCGTCCGCCTGCATGATCCGCGCCGCGATCTTCACGGCCCGCTGTTCCACGCTCTCTTTCTTCATGTTCCCTCCAGCCCCAGCCACCAGGTCGGGTTATTTCGCTCCGCTTGATGGGGGCACACCCTGGGGCAGTCCTCGTAGGGGCATCCGGCGCAGAACGTCTCCTGAAATGCCTTGTCCCACGGCGCGTCCACCACGTTCAGCCGCGCCAGCGCGGCGCCCAGTATTTCCGGCGACACGGTGATCCGTTCAAAGATCGTCCGCGGCCGCAGGGTGCGCCGCTCCTCCTCGTTCTCAAAAACCGCTAACCGCTGCACAAGGGTCTCTTTCGTCGCTGCGCTCCAGTACCCGGTCTTGATCCCGTTCACACGCTCATGCGTCAATCTCTCCACGAACATCACACCTCCCGATCCGGCAGTCCTTCCGGGCTGCCCGGCATCTGCATGATGATAACGAACTGCAGCCTTCCCTCGTTTTCTTTCATCCACTCCGCCACACTTTGCAATTCCGTCCGGCGGAGAGAACCTACCGGCCCGTCCTTTGTCCTTTGGTACGACACATCGTAGTAGCATTCCCGTGCTTCATTCTCCATGCCTTCACTCCTCCCGGTCCACCAGCGGCTCGTCCTTGTCCCCGTCAAACAGGCTCACATTGGCCACCGGATCTTCCGTGTCGATCTGGTTCTCCCAGTCCAGGCCGGCGATATACAGGATCTTCTCCTCGTTGGCTCTGGAGAACCGGCCCGGCGCGATGTATACGGCGTAGTCTCCCCAGAAGAACATGCCCAGGTGCCCGTTCCCGGTCATAAAGGCGTCAACCTCCAGGCCCTCCGCCTTGAAGTCGATTAGTTTCAGCAGTTCCAGGTCAAAGGCGTATACCTTGCCCTCCTCCGTCTGATACAGTTGCCACCGTTCCCGGAAGATCACCGGGATCTGCCGCATCCGCACGCCGCCTCCGTTCAGCGCATCCAGGCTGTCGCTCCTGGTGTCTGCGATGCTCTCCAGCATGGTCTGGTTGGGCTGGTTCTTCTGTACGGTCACGGCGTCCATGGGCATATAGCCCACGTCCCCGACGATCTGCACGGCCGCCGCCTTCGGCAGATCCTCCGCCTGGCAGCGCACGGCCCAGGTCGCGCCGTTGATGATGATCTCATTCCTCTGCCAAGATCTGGACAGGCCCTCCACCTTCCGGCGTACCTGGATGATGGAATAACCGCTGTTCTTGTAAGCGGATTTCAGGATCTTGCACAGGCCCTTCTCACTAATCATGTCTCACACTCTCTTTCTGCCCGGCCGGTTTCCTCTCCTTGCGTTCAGGCAGCCAGCCACAGCGCATATTACAGTCCTTCGCACATGCTGCGCAGCATGTGTATGGTTCCCCGCAGTAAAAGGCCGCCCCGCAGTGGCCGGACGGGCTGCGTCCTGTCTTGCACGCCTTATTCATGGCCAGCCGCCCCGCCTCTTCTCTTCTTTGCCGGCTGTCTGGGCTTTCCTTTTGCCTCCGAGGCTTTCCCGATCCGCTCGCAGGTGCACTCCCTGGCAACCGATGTCCAGGGAACGCCCCAGATCCTGGCCGCCCCGCTGATAGCCCGCAGCCGGTCGATTGCCTCCACCTGTACCTCTCCGTGTTCCGGGTGTTCTACCCGATAAAGGTATCGCGCTTTCTCCATAGATGCCTTCCTCCTGTCTTGGTTTTCAATGTGCATATATGAACGTGGCGGCGCTTTCCCACGTTGCCGACGGGTTCCCGCGACGCCCCCGGCGGGGCGTTTCGGACTGTACCCAGCAGTCCCTCGTCAGGCGGGTTTATTTCCAGTTGTACTGGTAGCAAAAAGAGTGGCCCCCGATGATCCCCCACAGGTTTCCGTTTTCCGGTTCCCTGGAGAAGTACACCACGTCCAGCGGCAGCACCGGCTCCCCGTACAGTGCGGCGTCCACCGCCGCATACTGCTCCGCGCCCGGTTCCGCCTTGTCGATGTAGGGCGCCGTGGTGAACTGCTGCGGGTTCTCCTGGTGGATCACATCGGCTATCCGGTCCGGGAAGTTCTCCGCGGCCACCCGGTTCAAAATGACCTCCGCCACCGCCTGCTGCCCTTCGGCCGGCTCGCCCCTTGCCTCCAGATAGACGACGCGTGCAATCAGTTCCCGCTCGTCCGCGCTGATGGGGGCGTACCGGCTCTCCGGTTCCTCCTGGGGTTCTTCCGCCACCGCCAGGGTGAGCACCGGCGCCGGGTTCGTGGTGCTGATCTCCTGTGCCGGTTTCTCGGAGCGCGCGTCGCTGCCGGCGGCCAGGACAGCCGCAGTCAGCACTGCAGCGGCCGTCAAGATCCCCAGTACCAAGCACACACGGCTCCAGAACCGCCTGCGGCGGAGACGCAGCCGTTCCACCCTGGTCATAGGGCGGTGGATGGTGACGGTAAAGAACCTCTGCTCCATGGCTATTCCTCCTTCATCGCCGGTACTGTCAGCACGGTCGCCAGCAGGGCCAGTACCTCGACAGGGTTCACACCCACCAGCGCGGCATACTCCCGCAGAAGGACCGCCAGGCCGTTCAGCGCGGCCGACGCGCTGGACGCCTCAATCTTCCGCCGGAAGGTTTCGCTGCCCGCCTTCTTCTCCAGCGTGATTGTTACCTCCGCAGCCACAGCCTCCCGGATGGCCGCCTGGTTCGCCTCGTAGAGGACGTCTTTCTGCTCCCGGTTCTCGCGCTCGCAGTCGCAGACCTCCCCATGATCCAGGGCAGCCCCGCACTTCTCGCACACTTTGTACTTCGCCATAATCGTCTCCTCCTTACTTTCGCGCGGCCGGGCGGCGTCCACGATTTCGCAGGTTCGCCTGGTACACCGCCTGTCCTTTTTCCGGGTCGTATTTGGGCCGCTTGTTCTGGTCCAGTTCGCCGGTGTCTCCCCGTTTCAACTCCTGATAGATGGCAGCAGGGGAGAACCCCAGTTCAACCGCGATGTTCACAGCGCCGTCTCCGGCTGCCCATCTTTCCGCCAGAACCCGCCTGTCCCGCAGGGTCAGCGTCCTTTGCTTGCTCATGTTTTTTCACCTCGTTTCTCGCCGCTCCGCCACGGCATGCAAAAAAATAATGCAGAAAAAGGCGGTTAAACCTTTTCTGCATTTAATGTACTATCTCACGTTGCGCTTCCTTTTTTGTGCTTTTCCTTGACGGAGCACGCAAAAGCGGGTAGAATAGTAAAGTTAGAGAACAATACC